TCACTCCAGAGCTGACAATCAGCAAAGAGAAATCAACCGCATTGCTTCTGGCTGATATCGCCTGGGTTGAGAAAACTATTAACGCCAGCGTTAAGGTGCAGCTTACCCAGAATCAGTATGACGCGCTGTGCAGCCTGGTCTTCAATATCGGCAAAAATGCCTTTGAGGATTCCACCGTCCTTAAGCGGCTTAATGCCCATGAATATCACGGCGCGGCCGATGCTTTCCTGATGTGGAAACGCTCCGGTAACGATCCGGATATTCTCCTGCCGCGCCGCCAGCGTGAAAGAGAGGTGTTTCTGACATGAACCCGATCAACCTCATCAAAAATTATTCACACGTCATCGTCATCGGCCTGATTTGCGTTGCGCTGTGGGGGCTAAACGCCCGGAACGCCCAGTTAACAGCCACTAATGAACGGCTGGAAAAGCTGGCGAACAGCAAAGACGACCAGATTAACGATCTGCGATCAAAAAATGACGGCCTGGCCGCCAGCGTGGGCGAGCTGGTCACCGCCGTCAGGCAGCAGAACGAAGTGATGAGTCAGGTCACTGAACAGCGCGCTGTAACCGCACAGAAGAACCGGAAGCTACAGAATGAAATTAAGCAATACCTTGAAGCTGATAAGTGTGCCCAGTCTCGCGTGCCTGACAATGCTGCTGACCGGCTGCGCGCCGCAGCAAAAGCCGCTGGTGGAGTACCGGACAATAAGCCAGCCGCAAATCAGCCTGCCGGCAGAACTGACATCCCGCATTGATGCGCCTGAGCCGCCGGACGGAATGACGTTCGGTGACAGTGTTCAGCTCAGTGCGCAGCTATACGGGCTGGTGGGGCAGTGCAATATCGACCGCGCTGCCATCCGGCAGATTGAAGAGGGCAGGCAGCATGAAAAATGAAATGACTCAGGGCTTCGACGATCCGGTTAAATTCCGCGAAGAGTGGGATAAGCAGACAGAAGGGAAGTAGTCATTACAAAGCTCATCTGCGGGTGGGCTTGAAAATGAAAAAAATGCCCTCTAAATGAGGGCAACAGGAATAATGCGGGTCTTTACAGCTATTTAATCTTCTCGACGCGCTCATCCATGAGCTATCCCCTGGTGTGGGTAGGAGCCACAGTGAGGAGATTTAACTATCGCACACAATTACTAAACAACAAGCGTGAGCGGCATGGATTAAGAAAACTCGAGGTGTCGACACGCAAAGACAGAATCGAGACAAGTTGCCAGATAGTGTGGGATGCAGGTGCTGAGCGTTAGGGGTGCTTACGTAAATATCCTTCATCATATTAAAGATGAAGGATTCTCATAAGGGGTATCCTGCAAGCTCAGCTGATTAGAGCCTTCTATGGCTTTTAAGCACGCCATTGCTGTCGAAGATGAATAATATGTTTGCCCCCAGGCCATTCTGGCATATCACCCCATCTGTATTGACTTTGTCAGTTATACCCTGACAAGCCATGTTACTGACGTAAGGTCTGATCTGGCATTTGAGGGTTTTACCATCCTCAATCTTGAGGTGACCTTTATCAATTTCGCTCGCAGTCGGGGCCGGGCATGTTCCGTCGCCCCAGTTAACACCATGATGTTTGTCAAAAGCTGAACATCCCTGGAGCAATAATGCGCTAGCTATCAGAGTTACAATGTGAATCTTCATTTTTAACTTCCTGTTGTGAAATGCCAGAGTATTGTTTGCACCGTGCGCTGAGCATTTTAGGCCTGACTTTACTATCGTCATTTAAGATGAATCTTAGTTGGGGGGCGTCTATGACAAAGCTACGCGGTTACAGCATTTAAGAAAGGTGGGGCAGGTCACTCCGTTTCAAAAAGGCTGTACAGTGTCAGAACTGGTTGCAATGGCAAAGCATATGCGCTGGTGGATACGATAAGAGAAATGCTAAAACATACGTCATAAACTAGCTGATTACACTCTTCCTGCAGGCTTATTGCACTCAAACATGCTATCAAACAATACAATTGCGATTATTTCTCTTTCGAGGGTATTTAATTTTTTTTTACGTATAGACTCAGTAACCTCTTGAGAAAGATTCATCAGGATTTGTATCGCTTGTTTATTAACAGGCGGTCTCGTTATGCTTCTGGATCCATATGGGCTGAACTCTAAGTACTATTACAATGCTCATGCAGTTGCATAACTCTCTCTTGATATTTGCGTTTAAAGTTTAAGTAACATTTTACTTAACTCACATGCATGACCGGATCGAGGTAAGTTTATGAAAAAAGTTTTGGTTTTCTTTAACTCGCAGCGTGTAGAAGCAGTTAATGTGCCCAAATCTCTAACCTGCGTGATGCGAAGTTATCCTAACGGCGATGAAGTGTCGCTAAAAATAATGCTTACAGGAATTCATTCATTAACTGGCGATCATACCGAGATTTATGTCGCTTCAGATCGTGAGCTTACACAAGAAGAAGTTATCTCTGCAGTGAACAGTTCACTTTGATCCGACCTTGATCAGGCTCGATAACTGGCGTCAGAATATCGCGAAGAAAGCTGAATGCATGGCTTACTTTGTTTACAAATTATGGTGAATCCCCCTTAGCGGCGGGGCTAAGTAACCTGATGGCTCTTCTTCACTAGCGCTAATCGTGATCAATTGAAGCAGCGGGTCACAGGTGGTTAACCTAAAGGCTCACCGGGAGGCACCCGGCACCATATGCCCAAGCCCTTACAGAGATGTAGGGGCTTTTTTTCGTGATGAATGCGAGACCGCTTATGGAGTAAGAGTCTTTACCGCAACAGCTACAGTAGTGTATCTCCATCGAGCGTCTGTTATGCAGATAGTCTATAATTTATAAACAGTTATGGTTCTGGACAGTTAATCAACACTTGTCACCTTGCATGCAAATGGGAATAGTAGACATACCAGAAGAGGTAAAGATGAAAGATGACGCTCTGATACAAAAGGCAGAAGAAGAGATCTCCGCCCTGATAGCTAAGAAGATTGCAGAATTAAGAAAAAAAACAGGAAAAGAAGTCTCTGAAATCCAGTTTGTTGGTCGCGAGTCGATGACGGGTCTCGAAGGTTATGACGTGAAAATCAAACTCCTCTAATCAGCCCGTTTTTTCATTGTCAGGTCGCTAAGGCGGCCTTTTTTATTGCGCTTCACACGCCTCAAACTTTTGAACGTCGTTCGGTCGCAGTCTGAGGAAAACTGGTTTCTCGGTCGAATTCACCATGCGGCCGTCTCTCATCTAAAAGTAAGCTTTATGCAGGTCACTATTGATAGTGTCCCGTATCGCGACGTTCAGCATATCGCCTACACCGGCCAGCGCGGCGTGATGCTTTATAACCACCGCAGCACAATTGAGCGCGAAGAGGCCCGCCTCATTCGCCGCCTGTTAAAAAAATAAAGTGACATTTGTTAAGGGTTAATTATGGCAAAGCCGGACTGGGGAGACCTACAACGTCGGTTCCTGTCTGAGCACGCCAAAAGCGGTGTATCGCCAAAAGAATGGTGTGAAGCGCAGGGACTGAATTATTCATCTGCGCGCCGGTACATTAAAAAGCACGCAGCGCAAAGTGCGCAAAAATCTGCGCAGAAAAAAGTGCGCAATGCGCAGAAGGAAAAAGACGTTAATGCACTGGTTGAAAACCACGGATTGACAGCGCAGCAGCGAATCTTTGTGGCGGAATACTTGAAAGACCGCAACGCCACCCAGGCCGCTATACGTGCCGGATACAGTGCAAAGACTGCTGAGCAAATTGGTTATCAGCTCCTTCAGAAAACTTCAGTTGCCGTTGCTATTGAGAAACAGCAAAAGGCCTCCCTGATGCGAACGCTTGCCAGTGCTGATGAGGTGCTGGCACAGATGTGGCAGCTCGCTACTTTTGACGCTAACGAGCTCTCGCAATATCGCCGTGGTGCGTGCCGCTACTGTCATGGCTTTGGCCATAATTATCAATGGCGCGATATGGTGGAGTTTGAAGAGCATCGGCTTAAAGCAATCGAGAAAAAGGGTAAAGAGCCTGTGGACGTTGGCGGTTACGGCTATGACCACAACCGGGAACCTAACCCGGCATGCCCTCGCTGTAATGGTGACGGCATCGGCCAGCCGTATTTCGCTGATACCCGTAAGCTGCCGCCTGTTTCCCGTCTGGCGTATTCCGGCATCAAGCTCGGTAAGAACGGGGTTGAGATCACCGCCATTAGTCGTGAACGGATGTATGAAGCCGTGATGAAGCGGCTTGGCCTGGCGGATAGCGAGTTTGCGCAGCAGCTGCAGCAGATCGAAATCGAACGTCGCCAGCTGGAAGTGGAAAGACTCCGCAAAGAGCTGGCAGCAGATCCGGAAGATGATGTACCGATACCCGTGGCAATTAACATTAACGTCGCGGATGCTCGCGTAAGGAAAGACGATGACGGGGATATCGCCGACCCTTAACGTACCGCAGGCGCAGTTTCTGGCGATGCCGCATAAATTCAAGGCCTACGTGGCGGGCTTCGGTTCCGGTAAAACGTGGGTGGGCTGCGGGGGCATCTGCAAGGGGATGTGGGAACACCCTAAGATCAACCAGGGCTACTTCGCTCCGACCTATCCGCAAATCCGCGACATCTTCTATCCGACAGTGGAGGAGGTGGCGTTCGACTGGGGCCTTAAGGTCCAGATCAACGAGAGCAACAAAGAGGTCCATTTCTACGCCGGAAGGCAGTACCGCGGCACCACCATCTGCCGCTCAATGGAGAAACCGGCTACGATTGTCGGCTTTAAAATCGGCAACGCGCTGGTGGATGAGCTCGACGTGATGCCCGCCCTCAAAGCGCAGCAGGCCTGGCGGAAAATCATCGCCCGTATGCGCTATAAGGTCGCTGGACTGCGTAACGGCATTGACGTTACCACCACACCGGAAGGGTATAAGTTCGTTTATCAGCAGTTCGTTAAGGCAGTGCGCGATAAGCCTGAGTTGGCAACCCTGTACGGACTTGTACAGGCTTCCACGTTTGATAATGAAGCGAACCTGCCTGATGACTATATTCCCTCGCTGCTGGCGAGCTATCCACCAGAGCTGATAAAAGCCTACCTGCGCGGGCATTTCACTAACCTGACAAGCGGCACCATTTACCACCAGTTCGATCGCAGGCTGAACAACTGCACAGATGAAGAGCAGCCGGGCGAGCCGCTGTTTATCGGCATGGACTTCAACGTCGGTAAGATGGCAGCCATCGTTCATGTGAAGCGTGAAGGGTTGCCGCGCGCGGTGCGGGAGTTGGTGAAGGTCTATGACACTCCGGCGATGATCAAACGCATTCAGGAAGAGTTCTGGCGCTATGAGGGCGGCCGCTACGTTGCCAGCCGCCAGATCTACAT